GCGCATCGACTAATGTCAACAATTACAACGACTTATGGCTGACAACTACGACGACGTCATGGCGCAGGTCCGCGATCGGGGCCTGCTCGTCACAGAATTGATCGCCGACGGGCGCACGCACCGCTGCCGGGTCGCCGGCGAGGATCGCGAGCGCCGCGGCTGGACCCTGCTCCACACCTGGACCGCCGGCGACGGCGCCGAGTACATCGTCGGCGCGTTCGGCGTCTGGCACGGCAACGATCCTGGCACGCAAAAGGTCGAGCTGAAAAAAAGCGCGCTGACCGACGCCGAGCGCCAAGCGCTGCGCGATCGCCTGGCCGCCGACCGTCGCCAGGCGAAGGCCGCCCGGGTCGAGCAGGCGAAGCGCGCCGCGCGCCGGGCCGCCAAGGCCTGGGCCGCGGCCGACCCGAGCGAGCCGCCCGGCGGGTGCGCGTACCTCAAGGCCAAGGCCGTCGGGGCCTATGGCGTGCGTTTCACCGAGTCGGGCGCCCTGGTCGTGCCGATGACCGACGCGCGCGGCCAGGTGCACGGCCTGCAGTTCATTCTGCCCGAGGATCACCCGCAGCGCGCGAAGCTCGGGCGCGGTAAGACTTATTGGCCGGCGGGCCTGATGGTGCACGGGCACTATCACCTGATCGGCAACCCGGGCGCGGCCGGCGTCTGCCTAGTCGCCGAGGGTTACGCGACCGGCGCGAGCCTGCACGCGGCGACCGGCCTGCCGGTGGCGATCGCGTTCGCGGCGAACAACCTGCAGCCGGTGGCGGCGGTGCTCGCCAAGGTTTACCGGGTGCGCCTGTTGATCTGCGGCGACGACGATTACCTGACCGAAGGCAATCCCGGCCAGGCCGCGGCGGCCGCCGCCGCGCTCGCGGTCAATGGCGCCTGGTGCGTTCCGCAGTTCCCGGCCGATCGAGCCGGCGCGAAGCTGACCGACTTCAACGACCTGCAGCAGTTCCCCGAGGCCGGTGCGCACGCGGTGCGCGAGCAGATCACCGGGGCGCTCGAGCGGGCGGGCTACACCGCGCGTGCGGGCGCGACCGCTCAGGGGGGCGGGGATGATCCAGGGCTGAAACCCCTACTCACGATCGACGAGGCCTGTGAGCGGTACTCGATGATCTACGGCGGGAAGGCGACCCTGTTCGATCACTGGGAGCACGTGCTGGTCCCGAAATCCGACGTGCTGGACGTGCTGCCGGATCGTGGCTGGTCGGACTGGAAACTGCGGCCAGACCGCAAGCTGGTGCGCATGACCGAGGTCGGGTTCGATCCGGCCGAGACCGACGAGCGGCTGAAATGCAATCTATGGGCGGGCTGGCCGACCTCGCCGGTCAAGGGGTCGTGCGATCGCCTGCTCGAACTGCTCGACTATTTGTGCAACACCGAACAGGACAAGCGCGCGGCGGTGCGCGACTGGGTGCTCAACGACCAGTCGGCCGTCGAGGATAAATTTAACGACTGGGCAAGCAAAAAGCTGTTCATGGTGTGCGACGAGGTCGTCGCGCGAATGGAGTTGTACCACACGAAAAACAAGCTCAAGGCGCTGATCACCGGCGACTGGATCCGGATCAATCCGAAAAACGTCGCGGCGCACGAGGAGCGCAATCACGTGAACCTGGTGTTTCTGTCCAACGAGCGCCAGCCGCTTGTGCTCGATCGAGATGATCGCCGCTACATGGTGGTGTACGTGCCGGAAAAGCTCGACGCCGAGGTCTATCGCGAGGTCGGCGAGGAAATCAAAAACGGGGGGATCGAGGCGCTGCACTACGAGCTCGCGAATCGCGACCTCGGTGACTTCAAACCTTGGACGGCGCCGATACAGACGCGCGCGCGTGACGACCTGATCGAGGTCTCGCTCGATTCGTCCGAACGTTTCCTGCGCGAGTGGCAGGCCGGCGAGACCGCCTGGCCGTTTGGCTGCTGCGGCTCGATGCAGCTCTATACGGCCTATCGACGATGGGCGAGCGCGAACGGCGTGCGTCACCCGCGCGAATCGAATCACTTTCTCTCAGCCGTGAACAAAAGCCGCGGCTGGGCGATCCGCCCGTGCCATGTGCACCAGTCGCCGGATTATGTCTCGACCACGCGCTCGCAAAAGCTCGTGCTGCCGGATCCCGGCCTGCTCGAGGCGGCCGGCCAGGCGCGGCGGCCGGATCAGAAGGCCGCGCACTATTACACCGATCACTTTTTTCGTTTCGCCGCAGCGCTCGAGGCCGGGTATGAGTGATACGCCTGATACGGGCCTGATACGGGCACCGATACGGTCGCAGGCCCCGCGGATACTGAGGATACGGCCAAAATCCGTTTTCCTACGTGCGTGCGCGCGCGCAGACACACACGCGCGCACACGCGTGCGCGCGTGTGTTTTGCCCGTATCACCCGTATCAAGAGTATCAACAAGGGATAGAGCGGGATTTGCGCGTATCGGCCCCGTATCGGCCCCGTATCAACGGAGGGCCGCCCGGTGACGCTGGAGACTCAAGCGGCGTTTGCCCGGCGCCTCGGTAAGGATCGGGCGCACGTGACGCGCCTCAAACAGGCCGGGCGCCTGGTCATGCAAGGCAAGCGCGTCGTCGTCGAGGCCTCGCTCGAGCGCCTCGAGGCGACCGAGTCGCCGGAACCGAAACACCAGGCCGTCGCCGCGCACTACGCCGAGCAACGCACGCGCCCGGCCGCGCCCGACCTAGACACGCTCGCGGCCGCTGGTCTGGCGCACAAACAGGCGGTCGCGCGCAAGGCCGCGGCCGATGCAGAGCTCGCCGAAATGCAACGCGACCAGCTCGCCGGGCGCCTGGTCGAGGCGACGGCGGTGGCCGAGGCGATCGCCGATGCACTGGCGATCGAGCGCGAGGCACTGTTTAACCGGGTCGACCGCCTGGTGCTCGAGTTGCCGAGCGAGCAGCAAAACCGTATGCGTTCACTGTGGCTTGAGGCGCTCGAGGAAATCCTCAACGACACGGCCCGCGCCCTGGGCGAGCGTGCGGGCGAGGCCGCGGCATGAGACACGACGCGCGCGCAGTCGTGTTCAACGCCTGGGCCAAGGCAATCAAGCCGCCGCCGGTGCTGTCGGTCGCGCAATGGGCCGACGCGCATCGGATCCTGTCGGCCAAGGGCTCGAGCGAGCCCGGGCCCTGGCGCACCGATCGGGTGCCGTACCTGCGCGAGATCATGGACAACCTGTCCGACCGCTCGCCGGTGCGGCGGATCGTCGTGAAAAAATCGACGCAGGTCGGATTGACCGAGGTCGGCCTTAACTGGATCGGGTACTCGATCCACCGGCGCGCCGGCGCGCTGTTGGTCTACGTGCCGACGCGTGAACTGCGCAAGCGCTGGGTCGTGCAGCGCCTCGATCCGATGATCGCCGATACCGACGTGATCAACGAGATCGCCTCGCACCGCAAGCGCGACACGGCGAACAGTGAAGACGTCAAGGTATTCCCGGGCTGCCTGGTGTTTCTCAATGGCGCGAACAGCACGAACGCCGCGCGCAGCTCGAGCGCTGGGCTCATCCTGCTCGACGAGATCGACTCATTCCCTTGGGATCTCGGTGGCGAGGGCGACCCGATCGGCCTGATCGAGCGGCGCGCGTCGAACTTCCCGCGGCGCAAGCTGTTGCTGATCTCGAGCCCGACGAACGCCGAGGCCTCGCGCATCGACGACGAGTATGAGGCGAGCGATCAGCGCCGGTACCTGGTGCCTTGCCCGGACTGCGACCACTATCAACCGCTCGTGTGGTCAAACCTGCAGTGGGACGATTCGCTCTCGCGCGTGGTCTACGTCTGCGCCGAGTGCGGCGTCGAGATCGAGGAACACCACAAGCCGGCGATGCTGGCGGCCGGGCGTTGGGTCGCGCAGCGCCCGCAGCGCGCGACCCGCGGCTATCACATCAACGGACTGTATGCGCCGCTCGGCCTCGGGTACTCATGGCGCGAGTTGGTGCGCGACTGGAAAGCGGCGCAGGGCGACGTGTCGAAGCTCAAGCGGTTCATCAATACCGCGCTCGGCGAGGTCTGGCGCGACGAGCGTGCGCGCGACCTGACCGCCGAGGCCCTGGCCGAGCGCGGCGAACCCTACGCGCTGCGCACGGTGCCGCCGGGCTGCCTGGTGCTGACCGCCGGCGTCGACACACAGGACGATCGCCTCGCGATTCAGGTGCTCGGCTGGGGCGCCGGCGGCGTGTGCTGGGTGATCGACTGGGTCGAGATCCCGGGGCACCCGGGCCGCCCGGAGTTGTGGGCGGCGCTGACCGAATACCTCAACACGCCGTTGAACAATGCCTACGGAGAGCAACTGGCGATCGAGTCGACCGCGATCGACTCGGGCGGTCACTTCACACAGGAGGTCTATCGCTACGTGCGCGAGCGCCTGGTGCGCCGGCCGATGGCGATCAAGGGCGCCAGTCAACGCGGCAAGCCGATCCTCACGCGCGGCAACTATGTCGATTTCAACTGGCGCGGGCGCACGATCCCGAACGCGCTGCGCGTCTGGCTGGTTGGGACCGATACCGCGAAACACGGGCTGTTTAACCGCCTGTCGGCCGACGAGGACCGCCCGCCCGAGGAACGCTCGCTGCATTTCTCCGAGGGGCTGTCGCTGGATTACTTTCGCCAGCTCACCGGCGAGGTGTTCAACCCGGAAAAAAACAAGTGGGTGCTCAAGCGCGGGCGCCGCGTCGAGGCGCTCGATACGTTCGTCTATGCGACGGTCGCCGCGCAGCATCCGAAAATTCGCGTGCACACCAAACCGGAAAGCGCCTGGCGCGCGCTGGCCGACCGGCTCGAGCCGGGCACGCGCCAGGCCGACGCGCCGGCGCCCGCGGCCAAGGCGCCGGCCAAACCAAAACGCGCCCGCCTGCCGCGGCGCGTCGGGTCGTGACGTGCCGAGCCTGCGCGAGCTCATGCGCCTGATCGGTCAGCACGCCGACGTCCCTGATCACCTGACCGACACGATTCGCCGCACCTGGCCGGGCGAGCGTGTGTATATCGCTCCATTGAGCTCGCGACAGGACCCGGCGCGAAAACAACAGATCCGCCAGGCGGCCGCGCAGTTGCCGACCCGCGTCGTCGCCGAACGGTTCGGGGTTTCCGACCGTTATGTGCGCCGGGTGATCAAGCGGCGCTGAGCACGCGCGCCCGCGAGACAGGAGTCGAGCGAGTGCGGCCGTGCAGGGACAGCACGGCCGCGCGGGGCGCCCGTGCGATTCGGAACTCGCCGACCACAAAAGTTCCGGGGGGCGGGGTATTAATAGCGGGCAATGACGCATCCGGTCCCGCTAACCGAACCGACCGAGCTCGCCGCCGGGTTGACCTGGACCTGGCGGCGCACTGCCCTGTCGGACTATCCGGCCTCGAGCTGGACGCTGACCTATTACTTCAAAAACGCGAGCACGGCGTTTTCGATCATCGCGCAGGCCGACGGTGACGACTACCTGATCAACGTCCCGCCGGCGACGAGCGAAACCTACACCGCCGGGCGTTACGACTGGCGCGCCTTTGTCACCGACGGCACCGACGTGCACGAGGTCGACGCGGGCGCGATGCAGGTCGCGCCGAACTACGCGACCGCCGACCCGGTCGATGGGCGCTCGTTCGAGCGGCGCCTGCTCGATTCGATCGACGCGATCCTCGAGTCGCGCGCGAGCGCCGACCAGATCGACCTCGTCAACGCCGCGGCCGGCGATCAGAACATGGCACGCACGCCGGCCCTGCTGATCGAATGGCGCAGCAAATTGCGCCTCGAGGTGCAGCGCGTCGAAAAGACCGGCGGGATGAAACGAATCGTCGCAAGGTTCGGT